ACGCCGGGGAGTGTTGACGCCGATGCTCGACGCCTGTTCCGCAACCGCAATCAATTCGCGAAGCTCGTTTGTCACATCCTGAATTGAGACTCCGAGATGTTCGAGCAGTGCATCCATCCGCGAGATAAGATCAGTAAACCCTGCTTGCATCGTCTGGATCAGGGTCGAGACTGAGGACGACATCTGCTCGGTCGTTGCTTCCATCTCATCTCCGAGCGCTCCGGTTGAATCGGTGAGTTCGTCCGTCCCGTCCGTTGTTTCAGAGAGGAATCGACTCAAGTCCCCGAACTGAGCGCCGAGTCCGGATGCTTGAAACAGCTGAGACCACGCCTCATTGATTGCGGTGAAGTCTCCCTCGACCGCTTGACGGACTTGCTCGCTCATGTCGACGAGGAAACTCCCCGCTGCGTCGGTTATATATTCCAGATCGGAAGCTGCGAGAATGTCTGCGAATGCCGAAGAGACCGCGAAACGGGAGAAGCTCTGGATCAGTTGCTCAACCTGCCCCGCTGCTTGAGCGGCGGGGATCAGGAGTTGCTCAAGACTTGCCGGCGACCCAAGAATCGATTTGCGAAACGGTTCAAACGCAGCCTCTGAAAGCCCGAGACCCTTGATGAAACCCTGAACCGTCCCTTCGCTCACCGAAACCGCGAAATCCCGTTTAATCTCTTTCATTCCCGCTTCGGTCGGTGTATTTCCGAATCCCAATAGATCGCCCAGCATCGGACCGAACAGTAATCCCGCACCCGCAATCGCCGTGAGCGGATTGGAGAAAAGCGCCGGCAGGAGAGGCGCAAGCAATGCTCCCCCGATTCCACCGATCGCTCCCCCGGTGTTTCCCCCGAGTAATCGCCCGAGTCCCGCGCCGAGCAAGCCAGGACCCAGAAACCCGAGCAATGAAGTCCCGCCGAAGTACCCCCCAAGTCCCCCGAACAGCCCCCCTCCCGCTCCGGCAGCGCCAGCTCCCCCGGCTCCTCCAACGGGAAGCAGCGGTTCGAGGAGTGGAAACTGTTCCATAAGCGCCGCGATTTCCTCTGGCGAGATTGCCCCTGCTGCTCCACCAAGCAGCCCCGACAGAGCCGTGATGGCACCCCCTCCCCCTCCGAAGAACTGATTCGCAATCGTTCCCGCTGTTCCTCCTGCACCCTGATTCGCTCCCCCCCCGAAGAAGAGTCCCGATAACCAGTCAGTCGCCTTGCGCGAGACTTTCGAAAACCATCCCGTGAACTGTTCCAACAAAGGATCGAAGAAACTCGTCAGCATGATATTGACAAGCGTTTTTGCAAGGTCCTTGACAATCGAGATGAGCCCAACCGATAACCGCTTCCCCTCGAACAGCATATCCGTGACCCCGGAGGTAAAATTCGACAGTATATTCCCGATCGCGGTCGACCATGCTTCGTCCCATTTCGCTGCGAACTTCGATGCGCGTTCCGATTCCACTGACATCTCGACAAGCTTTCGGATCGGTTCATCGAGTTCGATCCCGAACTTATCCGCAGCCGATGCAGCCGCATTGATCTCTCCTCCCAGCAAATTGAGAATCTGTTTCGAATCGACTCCTCTGAAATTCAGAATCTCGACGGTTCGCGTCAGGACGTCGATTTGCCGGGACGCATCTCTCGATTCTTTTTCCAGATCCGCGAGGACTGCGACCGCGAGAAACTCGATGTCGTCGCTTGCGCGCTTCGTCTTGCTGGTTAACTCATCGATCGATTTCGGAAGCGCCTGCGGGATTGGAGGGATGTTCAGGATCTTGGCGCGGAGCTTCTCCATTGATTTCGCCAACTTCTCATCTTCTTTGCGCAGCCGCTCGAGTTCTTTTGCTGCCTTTTTCGCCTTGTCTTCAGTCTCCTCGATCCCGTTATTGAGCGCGTTCATGCCCCCAGCCGTGATCCCGCTCGTTTCCCCCAGAGCGGCGACCCTGGCTTCGAGCGTTTCCACCTCCGGTGTCGCTGCGGCAGCGGCGTCGGCCTGTTCTTCGGCGACCTGCTTGATCGCTTCGGATGCCGCGTCCCACTCTGAGACCTGATCCTGTATGGAGGAATTAAAGTCCTCTAACCAGCCTGTGACCGTATCGAGCGGCCCTCTGAGGAAACTCGGCATCGAATCCGCCCAACTTTTGAACTGATCAATGAGAGCAGTCAATGCCAGTCCGGTCTGACGAACGATGAATTCCCACATCGCACCGAATATTCCGACAACGGTGTCTTTGATCCCGGTCGCGATCGAGATGATCCCGCTCTTAAGCAGATCCCAATCAAACAGCAGTACGCCGATTGCGGTTTTGACCAGACCGACAACAACCTGCAATGCGCCCTGAAAGATGGCGACAACGGCATCCCAGATAAATCGAATGGTATTCACGAAGGATTCAAACGCCATCGAAAGAGTGGTCGTCATCCGATCCCAGATATCCGAGAAAGTATCCCCCCAGCTCGCCCAAAAGTCCGCGAGGGATGTCCCAATATCAACAACGGCATCATAGAGGATTCCGAACGTTGAAACCGCCGCATCCTTGATCCGCTCCCAGAGTCCGATCAGCAGCGGTCCAACCGTCTCCCAGTTGTCCCAAATCAGATACGCGGCTGCGCCGATCGCAGCCGCAGCCAGCCCGATAGGTCCAGCGAGCGCAGCGAACGCGGAGCCGAGGAGCGGAAGCGCGGGCAGCATCAGCCCAATTGCGATCAGCGCCGGGCCTAGTGCCGCTGCGATTGCCGCGATTGCGATAATCGCCAACTGAATCGGTCGGTCCAGTTCCCGGAACGCTTCTCCGAGTCCGCGCAGCCATTCGACCGCATCGACGAGCAACGGACGCAGCGTCTCGTCAAAAATTTCGAGTAGTACATTCCCGAGCGGTTCCAGCGCCAGCGTGATATCGTTCCAGAGGATCTTCAGTTTCTCGCCGAATGAAAGCGCATCCTCCCCGGCTTTTGCGATCGTCTCTCCGCTGGCTGCTATTGATTGAGTAAATGCGTCAATTTCGAACCGACCTTCTTTGATTGCCGCCGCCATATCAGCCGCGGCCCTCGATCCGAAAGTCTCAAGCGCAACTGTTGTTCCATCGGCGCTGTTTTTGATCTGATCCATGCGGCGAGCGAACTCACCGGCCGTATCTGATATACCCTCTTGAGCAAATCTGCCAAGAGCCATCCGCAAACCGCCTAAAACCAGCTCGGTATTGACGCCCTCTCTTTCGAACTTCCCGAGCAAAATAGCCGCTTGCTCAAAGTCGAATCCGACTTGCCGGAGCGGCGCTCCATACGCAACCAGGTTGCGCCCCAGTTGATCAATTCCCGCGCCGGTTTGCTGAGAGACCTTGAACAGGAAATCAAGCGAGTCGGCAGATTCCTCCGCTTTGATGCTCCAATCCCCAAAGACCCGCGTCAGTGCTGCGACATTGGAAACGGCATCGGTACCGGTGATCCGCGAAAGATCGAGAACGGTCTTTGTGAGTCCCTGAAGCGCGTCTCCCGTCAAGCTGGTCCGTGTCTGGAGGTCTCCAAGCGTCTGCGCAACGACATCGGCAGATTGAGGAACGGCCTTGAAAACCTCACGGAAATCATCCCCCAGATTCGCCAAATCGTCCCCGGTCGCGCCGGTCGCAACACGGATGGTCTTCATCGCCTTGTCGATCGAATCCGATGCCGCGAACGCGGCGGTCCCAACAGCGAGGAGCGGAACCGTCAAGGACTTCGACAATCCCATCCCGACGGATTGCATCTGCCCCCCGACCCGCTTGAGCGACGCGTGCGCGGAGTTCATGTCTTTCGCGAACTTATCGCTCGTGGCGCGAAGCGAAATCAGGAGATTTCCGATCATCGGCATTAGCTTGTCCGTCCTTTCAGCGATAGCCGGCGTTTCTGTGCGACTTCGGCGTTATTGCGGATGCTGATCGCTTGCAGGATTGCAAGTTGTTGCTCCCAGGATTGCCCCGGTGCTCGGCGGGCAGGTTGCGCTTTCGGAGCGGTGGTCCCGAACTCGGGAATAAATTCAGAAGGTTGATAGGGATTGTGGCGTTTTTTGCGGTCGCGGTTGACTTCGGCGATTGTCGATGCAACGATTCCCGCTTGAAAATCCCCGCGCTTATAACCGAACGGATCGATCTCGTAGAACATGATCCACTCCAACAACTCGCGAATCGAGATCGTCTCCTCCAGTTCTGCGACAGTGCGTCCGAGTTCGAGCGCTAACCGGAAGACGAATTGCCGCTCGGGACGCTCTGTAAGTTTTTTCTCGTTTCCTCGATCATCTCCGCAGTGACCCCGTTGATCTCTGTAATCGCATCGAGGATCGTTTTCAAAACTCGACCTCCCTGGTTTTGAAGTTCCTCCGCGTCCTTCTCTTCAAAGAGCTGATCTCCGTTTTCATCGACCACGCAGACCGTTAACATTCGCGTCGCTGCATCGTCTGAATCTTTGCTCATCTCCTCACAGCGCCGTTGCTCTCCCGCTGTCAGCTCTCGGACAAATACCGATCCCTCCCACTCTTCAACGAAGACCTCCCGACTTTTGAGATACTTCTTCGCGTTGCGCGAAAGGATGTCGTCGCGAGTTAACCGCTTAGGTAGTTTTTTAGTCGTCATGCCGTAACATTACGACCAAGTGATAACTCCGTCAACCTTCAATGTCACGTCTAACGACAGTTTGTCGTCAATTGGTGCATTCACATTATAGGTTTGAACGTAAGCGGAAAAGGCTGCGGTCGTCGATCCCGTATTCGGGAAGACAATCTGCCAATTCGATTTCGTTCCGTCCTCGAAGATCGACAGGACTCCGCTCGTCGCATCCTGGGTCGCGTTGTCGGGTAGAAAGTTGCAGCTGAAGCTGATCTCTCCGCCGTCCTTGAAAGATGCAATGAATTCCCGATATTGGCTCGGAGATTCGTGATGCGTCATGTCGATTTGTTCGCGAGACGGAGACGGCCCGCCGAGTTGATAGATTTCGGCGACGGTCGTGAATGCCTCCGGAGCGCCCCCATCCCCACGCTTGAGGAGAGTGCCAAATCCTGATGTGCCTTGCGTTTCTGCCATTTGCTTCTCTCCTTAGCTATGCTGGATGATTGCGAATTCCAGCGCCGAGTTTGCAGCGCTCAAATAGAGACCCCCGTCCGACTGCTTCCAGCCTTGAACGTCTCCCGCGTAATATGCTGCGATCGCATCCCCTGAAACCGTCCCGGTAAGATCTCCGGTCCGCTCGAATGGATCCGCTTTCGACGCGAGCGTGAATCCGAAACTCGTCGCCGAGTGCGTGTTCCGAATCAGGACGACCTCTTTCGCGGTCAGCGCGAAATAGTTTCCTGACACTTCGTCCGCTCCCGTGAACGTGAGCTGGAAAGCTCCCGCGCTCGGGGACGCAGGATGCGGTCCCAAAAGCGTTTGAGTTGAAATAAGAACTCTTGCCATAGTGCTTTACTCCTTCATCATGTCGTTTCTTCGTGATGCCAGACGATAAAATCGACCGGAACCGAATAGAACTCGACCAGCGTCTCGGGATTATAAATGTCGTATTCGTTCTCCAGTTGAACGGCGCTCACGACATGACCGAGTGCGCTCCCGAACCATCCGTCAAGCGCGAGACGGACCTGTTTTGGGAG